ACAGCTTCAGCTAACACCGGGTGTGTGGCACCACTTGCGCCTTGGAAAGGTTGCGAAGGTGTTTCGTATTTGAATCCTAAAAGATCTAAACCTTTTGCATAACTATCTTCCCAATCTTTTCTTGATGCTTTGTACTCCTGATAGTTTTGCACTAACTCAGATCCAAGAGGATTTAAAACCTCTTCTGGTAATAATTCTGCTAGGTTATCAAAATGACTCTCACCCTGTTCTTGGTTAAAGGCACCTGGTTCAAAATCAATCTCAGCACCACCATCTTCTAATTCTGTAATCTCCGTGTCGCCAGGATCAGGTAAGGTTTCTTTAATTTTTATCTCCTCTTCAACCTGTTCAGCTACGGGTGGTATTTCTATGGTTTTTTTATTTGGTAAACTTTTGTCTATTGCCATGCTTTTTCTCCAGTCTCACATCTTTAACAGTATTATATTCAATATTCAACCCTTGTGGTGTGGGACCACTTTCAGGGGGTATTGTTGTTGTCAACTTTTTAGGCTTTTTGTATTTACTAGGGTGTTTAAATGTAAATGTCATCACCAATAATATTTGTAGTTTTTTCTAGGTAAAGGCTCTTCTTTATAGTCATCTGGGTGCATAATCAAGCCTCCATCTCTAAATCTCATCACTGCCTGTGTGGTACTATCAACCAAATCATCATGATCCCCATACGGAAAAGCGGCACATTCCTCTATGACCTCTTGGGCAAACTCCCTGGCTTTAGGTGCATATATCCTACCAGACTCAAAAAGTGGGGCCACAGAATTTACTCTCGCATGTTTATCATTACCACGACTAGGGGTAAAATCTGCAACAGGTATACCCATACGACGTAACTCAAATATCAAAGGTAGCCCTGCAGCCTTTGCCTCTACCAAAACTGTCTCAGGTTTCCAATACATGTATTGATCATATGCTATTCGTTTTAGTTCAGGAAACTCGTATCGTCCTTTAATTGCATCTATTAACATCAAGCATTGTGGTGAATCCTCATCCTCTCTAAACACACCCCATGTTGTGATGGCAGAATAATCCGCAGTTTGTTTTTTAAGAAATGCAGTGTCGTAAGATTGTATGACATGTTCTAGTATTGGCATCTCCTCACTCTCCCAATCCATCCACCATTCTCTTTTAATCAAAGCTCCCTCGTCGGAGGTTGGGTTTTGCATGTACTGTGCGTTCCATTTATTTACACCTGCAGATGCTTTCACAGCTTCAAGATCCTCGAGCTTCCAATATTGAGGCCACATAGGTTCACCGCTTGGCATAATCGCAGGGAACTCTATTACCTCCCATTGATCTGCTTTCTCTTCTTTCTGTGCGTTCAATAACATCTGCGTTAAATCTTTTTTACTCCATCTTGTCATGACAAGAATAATTCTACCGCCTGGTTGTAAACGTTGTCTGGGTCCTGAAGTATACCACTCGTATGTTTTTTCAAATGCGTTGGGTGAGTTTATATCTTGCTCTGAGTGTGGATCATCGATGATGAGAAGATCAGCACCTCTCCCGGTTACCGCACCTTGGACACCGACTGCAAAATACTCACCGCCCTTTGATGTATTCCATCTTCCTGCAGCCTTTGAGTCTTCTTGTAGTCTTGTTGTAAAAAGTTTTTGATAAGGTTCACTATCAATTAGGTTTTTTGTTTTACGACCAAAGTTTACTGCTAGCTCTGCTGTGTGGGTTGCTTGAATTATTTTAAGTTCTGGATAATTACCTATCATCCACGCAGGTAAAAAGTAAGATGCAAACTCAGACTTTGTATGTCTTGGTGGCATATTGATAATTAATCTAGTCAGTTCACCACTAGCTATTTTATTAAATTTTTCTGATACTTCTTTGTGATGTTTACCTTCAATAAACTGTGGCCACATTCTTTTAACAAAGGTTAAAAAATCTGCTCTAGCAGCTGTAGCTTTTTGGTTTTCATAGCCAGCTATTATATTCTGTTTTAATCTTTCTCTTTCCTGAACATCAGGAATTTTATTGATTGTTTCTAAAGTTAGTTTCATATGGAACCAAAAAGTATTTTATAGGATAAATTATTCAAATCAAGCAATATAAGGGTATATGTTAGGATCCCTTTTGCACAAACGCGAATCGACAAAAATAAAAAATCCAAAAAACCAAAACGGTCTGGTACCTCTATGAGGGGTGAGAGATCGGGGTGGGCCCCGCCCACATGCTCTTCTCTACATGTTGTGTTTTATATTTTTGTTGACACAAGATCTAGTTATGCAGTTTTTGCATAGGATAATCTGGGAGGTGTGACAATTATGTACTATAATATCCTATAAAATAATATAAGCTTATATTTATGAAAGGAAATAAAAATATGACTAAATCAAAAGAAACACTCAAAGCGTTTGTTGGTGAGGTTATCAACGAGATGATACACAACAACGACAATTGGGTAAAAATGTTTGGTGATGAAAATTTATTACCGGCAACAAATGCAATAACAAAAAATAGATACAAAGGTATCAACTATTTTATGTTAGCTGCTACAACTAGAGACAAAGGCTATAAACAAAATGTTTGGGCTACTTATAAACAATGGGCAACGGTTGGCGCTCAAGTTACTAAGGGCTCAGAGTCTACAACAATTATTTTTTATAAGCCACCAATGTACAAAGACAAAAACGGCAACATAGTTACTAGTAGAGTTGATTATGTAAAAGGGTCCGCGCAAGTTCACGAAAAAGTAACGGGTCCAATTATGAGCGCTGCATCAGTGTTCAATGTTGCTCAAGTTGATTTGTCTAATTCAAGTTACAAAGTAGAAGAGAAGACAAACACTCAATACTCAGTAGCTAACATTGACAAGTTTGTAAAAAATACCGGCGTTAAGATTATCTTTGAGGATGACACTAGCTGTTATTATCAAGAGTCAAAAGATTTGATTAACATGACGCCAAAAGCAAAATTTCATGACACTAGCGACGCGGATGCAACGCAGCATTACTACGCGACTCTATTTCATGAATTAACTCACGCGACTAAACATAAGTCTAGATTAGATAGAAAAGCGCAGTTTGAGGACGACGCTCAAAAATCTTACGCTTATGAAGAGTTAGTAGCTGAGTTAGGTTCAATAATGCTGTCACAACATTTTAATCAGACTAAGACAGTTAGAGAGAACCACGCTCAATACTTAAACAGTTGGATAAAACACTTACAAAAAGATTTTACTTTTTTGACAAGTGCCGCTCAAAAAGCATCAGCAGCTGTTGAGTATTATTTAAACCAACAATCAAAACAAAGGGCAGCTTAAGCTGCCCGGAAGGGACGACAATGGACAAAACAACGTTTGATAAAAAAATACATAAAGCAAAAGAGCGTTTGCATCAAATGCTAGATGTATCAAGACAACAAAAAATAGAAGGTGATATGATGGAAAAATCATATATAGAAGAACGCTTGATTACATGGGCCTTGTTAAATATGTCTGATAAAGAATTTAACCAGCAGATCAGGCAGGTTGAAGCTAAAAATAAAACACTTTACAAATCTTAAATAGAAACACGGGCCACTGTTCGTGGCCCGTGTTTTTTTATTTTTTTTAAAAAAAGGGTGGGCCCCGCCCACATGCTCTTCTCTCCACAATCACAGGGTGTATGCACAAGTTGCATACACCCATAAATTTAATTAATCTAATAAGACCATGTATTGTTTTGGAAAGTTTTCTATAAACCAATCCAATCCCTGTCTGTGAGATTTCCAATCTTGAAACATTTCTGCTCCCATGATCACATCATACACAGCAACAGCAAATGCAGGTAGTATACAGGACTCACCACCAAAACGATTACTAACTGTTTCTTCAGTTGTTGGGTCTTCAGGCAAAGCTACTTTAAATGGCAGCTTATATTCCTTGTTATTATATTTAATTGTTTTCATTCTTTCTCCTTTGTTAATATATAGGATATTATATGAAAATATTTTTATGTCAAATTATTTTTTATTTTTTTTAAAAAAATAAAAAAAGGGTGGGCCCCGCCCACATGCTCTTCTCTCGACGGTGTTGCCTTTCGGCAACACCGTCAACGGCTTATTTTCTCATATTATATCCTGGAACAAAACTTAGCCTGACGACCTCCTCCACGATACAATCTTAGTCAGGTACCATTGCTTTTTTACAACTATGCAGATTTCTCTACATCGACAAAGGACTTGTAAAAAACTTGTTGAATTTTATATTGAGTATGCTGCCAAGAAAATCTCGGAGTCAATCGCTCAATCAAGTCCTTTGCATCTTTATATTTTTTAGCATCAACCATACTAGTAAAGCTTTCAACGACAACGATTTCAGTTCTACCATTGTCTT